CACCATTAAAATTTCCTAAATCACCAGCAAGATATGCTCAAAGTGGCTCAGAAGGATCTATACCATTACCAAATCCTTTATTTAAATTTAATGTAGGTTATTCTTCAGCTGAATCATCCGATCCAAACAATTACATACGTAATCGATACCCAGATTTAAGAAGGGTATGGCAAGAAAATTATGATGCTGTTAAAACTTCGAATCCTAAAGCAGCTTGGAGATATCTATTAGATACCACTATAAATAATGTACGTTTTTCTCCATCAGTAGATGATATAAAAAAAGGTGTTTATAATTACTTTAGACTACAAGGAAGAGCTAGACCTATTCCTATAACAGCAACAGCTGTTTCATCATCAGCTGATCCCGATGACTTTGATTTAGAACAAGAAGCTTTAGAGGAAAAAAAAGATCTCCAAAAGAAAAATCTCAATAGAATTTATAGATTTTTTTATGATATAAGAACAAAAAATAAAAGTTCTGAACCTGATCCTTTTATTAAAACAACTCTAGGACCCGTTGATTTTGTAGGGGTAGTAAAAATATTTGAAAATATTCCTTTTGGAGATTATGTTTTAGCTAGAGACGGAACTAAACCTATTATTCATTTAACAGGAATGGGTAATTTAACTCAAAATTACTTTATAAAATTAGATTATTTTCTTTCTTTCCTCCAAGAAAGAATTATACCTAAAATTGAAACAACAGGTGATGGAAAACCTATGATTACTTTTGATGGAATTAACCCTGATGGAATTATTGGGGTTGATCAAGATATGGTAAATAAAACTATTTGCTATGTTATTGATAATACTATGTTTTTAGATATTAGAAAATTAATTATAAGTAATCCATATTTTATAAGAGGATTAAGTGATCCAAATGACCCCAATACAATTGTACCCCAACCTATATTTCCTGAAGGTCTAGAGACTTTTATAGAAAAATCTTCATCAGATAGATTATTTTATGGAAAAATAATGAATGTTTACTTTAATTTTGCTAGGTTAGAAGAAATTTTTGATAGTGGAGATTTAACTAAACCTGTGGTATTATTTGAAGCTTTAAAAACTATATGTAATGATATAAATGATGCTTTAGGAGGGGTTAATAATATTGAGCCTGTGATTAATGAAAATAATGTTATTAGATTTATTGATCAAACTCCTATCCCTGGATTGGAAACAATAGCCACAGACTCAAAAGTTAATATTTCAAATTTTGGAAAATCTTCTAAAGAAGCTGTGTTAGAGATTTATGGTTATAATAATATAAATTCTTCATCACCAACTTCAAATTTTGTAACTAACATAGGAATTTCAACACAAATTGATAAAAATTACGCTACTGCTATTACAATTGGAGCTACAGCTAATGGTGGTGTTCCTGGAATTGAAGCTACTGCTTTTTCAAAATGGAATAGAGGCATAACAGATAGATTTAAAAATAATTTATTAGACGCTACCGATTCCCAACCTCAAGTAGCTTTTACAGCATCAGTACCTTATCAAAATACAAGAGATACCTACGCTGAGTTTTTAAATCAAAACTTTAGTATTGTAGGATTAAATGAGGATGCTAATAAGTCTATTAATGAAGATTTTATAAAATTTAATAAAAACTCAGCTTCAAGTTGGTATAAAGTAATGCAAACTGCTAATTCAATTGAGGAAAATGGAGCCACAGAAAGTTCAATAGGTTTTTTACCTTTTAACTTAAAAGTAGACATAGATGGTTTAAGTGGAATAAAAATATACAATAGAGTTCAAGTTAATACTTCATTTCTTCCCTCAAATTATCCTGATACTTTAGAATTTATCATAACACAAGTTAATCATAAATTAAGTGCTAATGGATGGGTAACTTCATTAGAAACAATAGCAACAGCTAAAAATCAAAAAATATAAAATGGCCAAAAAAGTAGTAATAAATACAGCTAAATACTTAGTAGGTACATCAATTTCAGCCACTCCAGGAGTAGCATCATTAACTTATGTTGATCCACCAGGTTTTCCTGTACCTAATCAAGCAGATGCTAGAACTTTAGGTACATTTAGTGGGACAATTACTAACACTGATGCTAAGCAAAAAGTACAAATTGATGCTCTTATAGGTATTTATAAAGTTCTGATTAATCTTTCAACTGCCAATCAAAAAGAAAGAGATTTAAGAGAAAGAATTCTACAAATAGCTTTGTCTTATGTAGGTCAAAAAACATATTGGTTAGAATATTATGAAAGATATGGATTTATTGATCAACTTATGGAGAAAAAATATGAAAATATTGGATGGAAAAATGATCAAGCTCCTTTAGAAAATGAGATAGATAATAGTGGAAGACATTATTGTAACTACACTGTTAATTTAATTTGGACTGAAGCTTTCCAAAATGGAAATACATTAGTTCCTTACACAACTTCTTATCCTAATAATATTAAATCCTCAGTAAGATATGGTAATGCTTTTAGACCTTCTAAATTAAGATCAACCTTTCCTAGCTTTACATATGCCCAAGGAGATGATAAAGACTTTTATGGATTAATGACCCCAGGAACAGTTAATACAGCAAAAAACTTTAACCAAATTGGTAAATATGTAACTATAAATCAAGATGTGACATTGTTTGAAAAAGCTTACAAAAATGGAAAAGGTAAAATTAAACCTGGTGATGCTATAATGTTTGACTGGCAAAGTACAAAAACTATCTCAGGTATTGATCATATAGGGATATTTGTGTCTGCTGCTAAAAGAGGAAAGCAATGGGTTATAACAACTATAGAAGGTAACTCAAGAGGAAGTAAAGATATTAAATTTCCTGATGGAAGAAGAGTAAGACCTAATGGTATTTTTATACAAGAAAGATATATTAGTAAAATTGCAGGTTTTTGTCAACTATTTACTAATGATGATTTATAATGTATTATCCTAAGTCTCAAATAAAAACTAATCTTTATACTAATGGAAATGAGTATATAGTAAAAATTAATAAAAAACCTTATGTGGGTTATTACTATGAAGTTTCTGATGGTAGAAAATTTATTGGAAAAACACCCTCATCAGGGAAAGACTTTGAAATAGTACCTCAATCCCCAGTTAATAACTCTGAGGAAACTACTTCCATACCTAGAAATAATAATGGAGTACTTATTAAAAATTTACAAAATCAAACAGATTATTTAGATGATCCTTATTATAATAATTATCTATCAAAAATATATCCTAAAAATAAAGACTTTAAGCCAAGATACATTCCAACTCCTTTTAAGTCAACACCCACAGAAGCAGAAAGTGAAATAGGAGAGTATAGAAGATACTTTGCTAAAAAAAGAAATGAATTGATGTATATGGAAGTAAATAAATCCACTTACGATAAATTTTCAAATAATGATCCTACTGTTGCTCTTGAATTATATGATGTTATTTCCTTTCCTTTTTCACTTACAAGCACAGGAGTAAATATAAATTTAGCTTCAATAATTGAAAGAAGAGATAAATGGTATGGATTTTCTGACTTTATAGGAGGTCTTCGCTAAGGTTTGTTTTCCTAAAATATCTTCATTAACTTCAACTTAATGTTTTGGTTAGTTGAAAATAAAAGTCAGTTAGATGACTTGATGAATAGAGTTAAGCATAATAGAGGTTTTAAAGAAGCCTTCATTGAAATTATACCTTCATCACCATCACTTCATCCAATTGAAACTGATGTAAGTTTAATTTACCTCAGACCTTTATGGGGCCAAAAAGGTTACATTTTAGCAGTAGATCATAGTGAAGCCCTATGTGAAATCAGCGAGTACCTAATGAATACACTAAAGGTATTTAATCGATTATACACTTGGGATAAAAAGAATTTCTTCCATTTTTACGCGCATAAAGATGTAATTGACTTATCACTACTAGCACCTGACTTTAAGTCTTATGAAACAAAAGCTCATGTAATTTTAAAGCAAAGAGGTAAAAAAATTGATGACGTAAATAAATTAATTCCTATAGTTAAACACTATGAGAGTTGTGAGAAGAATTTTAATGAATTAAAAAGTAAATTTAATGGAGAAGTTAATAAATTTTACAACAACATCTTTCCCTTGGTATTCAACGCCATCGAAAGGAGTGGTATACAAGTGGACACCCAACTCTATGAAGACTACTTCGACAAAAGTAGCCAAAGTAGAGTACACACACAATATAATTACAGAACAACAACAACAAGACCCTCCAATAGATTTGGGGGAGTAAATTACGCTGCTTTAAATAAAGAAAATGGATGTAGAAAAGCATTTATACCTAGAAATCATCAATTCATTGAGTTAGACATATCAGCCTATCATCCAACCCTAGCCTCTCAGTTAATTGACTATGAGTTTGACTGCGATGACATTCATGAGTCATTTGCTCAAATGTACAATGTTGACTATAAAAAAGCTAAAGAGCTAACATTTAAACAACTTTATGGAGGGGTATTTGAAAAGTATAAAGACTTAGAGTTCTTCAAGAAAATCCAAGTATTTGTAGATGACTTATGGGATGAGTTTTGTAGTAAAGGATTTATTGAGTGTCCTATTTCTTCTTATAAATTTGAAAAGGAGAAGTTAGATGAAATGAATCCACAAAAGCTATTTAATTACTTACTACAAAATTTGGAGACCGCAAAGAATGTTGTTATATTATGGCAAATACTAAAGTTAATTCAAAAGAGAAAAACAAAGTTAGTATTGTATACTTATGATAGTTTTTTATTTGATTATCATAAAGAGGACAAAGAAATAATGAAAGAAGTATTAGATGTATTTAAAAAGTACAATTTAAAAATTAAAATGAAGCATGGAAGAAACTACGATTTTGAATAACCAACCCAATATTTATACCGCGAACTATGATTTTGATAACCCACTAAATGTTGGAGATTTGAATAATAAATTGTTTTGTACTTTTACATCTCTGGATGGTGTTGATGGGTTAGTAAAAGATCTATCCTCTCAATACTCCATAATGTACAACAAAATGTTTGTTCTCTATATAAAGAGTAACAATGAATACGTTGTCACTTACAATGTTGATCAAGGTAATGTTCAAGACATACCTGCAAATACAATTTTAGTTCACCGGAAAAAAGAAACAAATACTTTATACACAATAAATGCTTTAAATGAATTAATCAAAAGTTTAAATGGTGGAGTTGTCGACACCAAATTTCCAATCAATTGGCAACATTACAGAAACTGTATACTACTAACACAGCATAATGAGTTGAAGCAATTAAATACTAAAATTCATAAAATTATTGAACTATAGTTTGGCCTATTGCTTCAGTTTGCTTATATTTACATCAATTATAATTTTTAAAATTTCTAAAAAATGGATTTAAATGCTATTAAAAGTAGGTTGACCTCTCTTAATGAGGAAGCTAAACCTAAAGAAAAACGAGAAAAAAAGGACTACACCTTAATTTACTGGAAACCTAAACAAGAAGGAAAGTATCAAATTAGATTTGTACCTTCAAAAATTGACAAAAACAACCCATTCCAAGAGATATTCATGCACTATGGAATTGGTAAATTTCCAATTGTTGCTTTGAGTAATTGGGGTGAAAAAGATCCAATTATTGACTTTACAAAGAAGTTGAGAGAAACAAGTGACTCACAAAATTGGAGTCTAGCTAAAAAGTTAGATCCTAAAATGAGAGTATTTGCTCCTATTATTGTTAGAGGAGAAGAGGAAAAAGGTGTTCGACTATTTGAATTTTCAAAAACACTTTATCTTGAATTACTATCAATTGCAGATGATGAGGACTATGGTGACTTCACAGATGTAGTTGAAGGATTTGACTTTGTACTAACAGCTACAAAAGTTAAAGATCGACCAGGAT